CATTCCTGCCCACCGTTTCGTTTCTTTGAATGCGTCAATTTGGCTCTTGGTGATTAACGTCATAGCACCCGTCATCGCAGTGATGGCAAAAGTCGTCGCGCTAATGTCAGCCCTTAGACGTTTTATTCCTAATAGGACGCCCTCATTTGTGCCCTTGAAACCCTTTCCAGCGTCATCAGCTTTCTTGGTTTCAGTAGTGAATCCATTTAGCTCTTTCTGAACTTTTGCTAGGTCTTTCTTTAAATCACCAAACTCAGCCGTGATTTGAACAACGATAGGGTCTATGTCAGCCATTTATGATCTTCTTTACTTCGTAACGAGAGACAAGTTTTTCTTGAGTTTCTTTATCATAAACTTGTTGGGCTGGCCTTGTTTCCTTAACATTACAGATTTCATTATACTCTAGCATTGTCATTCCCCAAGCATCCGAGCGAGACATTTTAAACTCGCTAATCAGGTGCGAGGGGAACCAACGAAAGTTTATTCTATATTTTTTTTTTGGTCTTCTTCACTTTCTTTGATATCACCATCTTTGTTTGGCATCGAATTGAAGAAGAATTTAGAAGCATAACCAGCACACTGAACAAATCCCTCCTCTTGCACCATCTGACCAACAGTAGCCCATAGCATAGGCTTCTGACCTATTACCTTGCGCTCTCCATTAATAGCTGCCCAAATAGCCGTTGCAATGGTGCTGAACCTATACTTGCCATCTGCTAGGGACTCCCAAGCATCAATGATACTTGTGTTGGCCTTAGTCTCGAACTCGTCAATTGCTTCAAAAGTTGTACGGCAAGTATATTTCTCACCGTTCAATTCAATTTCAAAATTATGTCGTCCCATTATTTTGCTCCTTTAGTCCCATTAGAATATGTTGCCCGAGCTCGGATAATGGGACGAATCACGAGGCACGGGCAAGAGGTTAAGCGAATGTAGGCTCGCCGTTGTTAGTTAGTGTGAATGTGCATTTTTGCGCTTCAAAGTTTGTGGCATCATAATTGAATGCAGAGATGCTAAAAGCACCAGTAATAGTCTTTGAGTCACCATAAGAATATCGAAAGTTCAACGCTGCGGATCCTGCTTCCACGGCTGCTTCGATCAATGCAAAGTTAGCGTCATCAGTTACGAAACCCTCGACTGGGATCGTCACGACACGTTTACCAAATGAAGCCTCAGAGCCCCACCTTGATTCATCCTTGTCACTGGTGTCAGTAACACCATTATCAATTGACATGCTGTGAGTGATTCCAGCCGCCACAAGTGCGTAAATTCCACCGCCGGGGGTTGTCTCAACGGCAAGAGTGGCGTCTGTTGATGCAAATTTAGCCATGGTTATGACTCTCCTATCATGAAGGGGTAAGTGATTGTTGCTTGTCTTGTTCTGTTGTCTCCCTCTGTCGTGACTTCGATTGAGCCAAAACGGAGAAGGAAGTTGTCTGCGCCTGTAACGGTGAGTCTAGTTGCTAAAGCCGAACGGATCAGGGCTTGTATTTGGTAGCATTCAAGATCGCCTCGGTACTCACTGAACACCTCAATGATTAGATTGCCTTGATAGGACTCGGCTGTCTTATCCTCGCCATCCTCAACGCCATCAAGTCTCCAATCAATATGGGGAAAGGTGGCATCGTCTTTTATGTGGTTTCCAATACGTGAGGCAGGCACTACAGCGGTTAATCCTGCGTCACCTGTGAGCCTTGTTTGAATAGCTATGATGAATTCGACAAGCATTTCTCATAGCTCTCAGAATTCTGATTTTAAATAGCTTTTGTTTGGCGTCTCTCACTGGTTTAACGAACGGTCTTTTTCTTATTTTTCTAGTTCCAAACTCTAAAGCCCTCGCATACTTAGCCGACACGATGACATAGACTGATCCTTGAACTACCTTTCGAGATAGTGCAACGGAAGCTTTCAACCATCCTGTGTCCGTGTTTGGATACTCATTTGGCCTAGATGACCAATGGTTTCCATATTGCCTATACTGTGAGCGATTCAATCCTAGATTACGCTTGATCGTATCCACCATATCTTGCCCGTTCACCTTAAGCATACGTTGAACAGCCTTAGACTTGGCCTTTACGGCCTTGTCTATGCTGTCTAGCGTTGCTTTAGTGTGGACGTTAATTTTCATTTCTTAACAGGTGGGTTCTTTGAATTGAAAGGTTTCTGTCCTGCTTTTTGTCTGATTATCGCCATTGTACTACCCATCCGTGAATTTTTAGATCTTTTTCGTTTGCCGTTACTGCTTTAATAACTACTTCTGTTCCACTTGTGATACCTGACAAATCAATTTCATCACAAGTTAGGATTCTAATGTCTGCTGTGTAGTCTTGAACATATTCCATCGTGGCAGTTGCGAAAGTTGTTCCGTCGTCAATGGATACCGAAAAGATTAAGTCAGTATTGAGAGTCACCGCATCGACAGGGTCAAACAAAACGGTAAGTCTTGCATGAGTTGGGGCTGTGTCTGCCGTGAAGCCTACAGAAATTAGGGTCATGTTTGTTGCTGGTAAAGAATATGCGGAAGTTGGAGGAGTAAAACCAGTAGTCCAAGCAGCGGTTCCTTTTAATACTCTAATCTCATCCATGTGGCCATTAAAATAGTTGGCTACCCCAAGCCTGCCAATCTCTAGATCAAGCGCTACGTCTGCGGGGTCAATAATCGTGTCAGTTCTATCAAGAACACCGTCAACAAAAAGACGACTAGTTGTCCCTGACTTTGTAAATGCTATGTGGCTCCATACTCCAGCGGTCAAAGTTGCCGTTGTGTCGTATCCGATATTATCAATAAGCAGTATTATAGCTCCTCCCGCCAGCATAGACAGACCCCAGCCAAGATTGGAACCGTTGTGAGCGTTTATCAAATCATATCGTGCCGCTGTGCTTGTGGGCCTTATCCAAAAATCTACAGTTGCATCATCAGTAAAATTAAAATCATCTGAGTCCGGAACAGACACATAATCACCTGTTCCGTCAAATAGACCAGAAGCACCACCGAATTTCGATTGAGCTGTATCTATCTGAGCGTCACCAAATGATGTAGCTGTGTGATTTCCCGTTGCATCCGTAAAAGTGGTTGAGCCATCCGTCCCATCGCAATGGAGCAGCATGTTTGCGGAAGACGCCGTAACAGGTGAGTAATAGTCTCCAGCCGCATTATAGGACTCATTCAAACTAGCCACCGTATCAATCCCAGTTTCATCAGTGAACGCATCGGCAACTTGATCAATCATTTCAAAGACAGTTCGTCCCTCGACAATCACATCGTTTAGCGTGTTGATGGCTAGGTTTGTCTTTAGGTTATCAACCTCTGCTTGAGACGCCCCACCGCCTACATTTGTGAGTACATCAGGATCATTCAAGAGAGTCACCAAATCATTCAAAGGCACATCTCGACGCCCTGAGCTTGCATCCGTATTGAGCCCACGAAAGAACGCAAACTTATCGCTAAGTCTTAAGCTATCACCATCATCTAAACTCATAGTCTTATGTCCTTCCTGTCTCGATATAAATTATCATGTACCATTGTTTTCTGTCAACGTCCTCAATCCTTGTGATCTTGTAATACTCCCCGTCTAATTCTATGCGGTCAGTATCAAGAATATCAGCGTCATAGTGAGTGGTTAGGGTCAGACCCTCACTGTGCTCAAGTCTTCCAGCAATCATGCCTTCCCCACCTGATACAGTCTCGACCTTGCACCAAATGCTTACACGTTCAGCCCATGTGATCGTGAACCCACCAGCACCATCTGGAGTCTCCGTAGGAGTCTCGACCGTGGCGTATTCGTCGAAGTCTTCAGGACAGTATTGAGGCAAGTCTAAACTTCTCCAAAGCACCAGAAGCACCGCAAGCATTCACGCAATTTCCATCAGGACACGCGCCACGATTGCCCCACAAGTAACCAGCAAGCATGATGATAGCTCGCCTAATATCGGAAGGAACGTCTGAACCTGCATCGCCATATCCAGCAATATATGTGACCTTCCAAGAATCTCTAGTCCTCAAACTTGTTGGGTAGACTGAGTCGTCATTGTAGACAACGCGAGGCATTAAATCCTCGTCGTAATTGTCTAGATAATAATTTGTTGAGGCGTAGGTTGTCTCACTGT